TTAAACAGAGACACTCTGAACAAAATCAACATAGTTAATGGTATAGTCCGGCTTTAGGTGAATTTGCCGGATAATATTACGCCAGAAAGTCCGTCGGTTTTCTTCGGCTAGAGAATGGTAGATGGCAAGGAAATCTTTTTGAAGAAGTGATTCTACGGAGGAATAATCGCTTTCCGGCTCTATGATAATAGCTTTTAAGCCGTTTTTTTCAGATTCAAGAGCATCGTATTCTTTGCTATAATAGTCCCAGGTGATACGGTCTTTCTGAAAGAGAAGATTAAGCCGGGACATTTCTTTTTCGATTTGTTCCTCTGTGCGAACTTTTGGCTTTTGTTTGTTTTTCTTTTGAATCTCATCCACACGAATCTTATATTCCTCGAACTCTCTTTCCAGGTTTTCAAGCAGATATGTTTCTATAAGATTCTGGCTTACTTTGTGCCTGTTCGTGCAGATTCGGTCAATCATAGCACGATTACAACGGTAGTAGCAGTAATCTCGTTTTTCACCGGTCTTACGATTGATAATTGACCGACAGCCAGTACCGGCCAGAATCTGTCCACATTCAGGACAGCGGATCATCCCAGTGAAATAATAGATTCGTCCGGATGGTGTATTTTTAATGTTCTTTTTGCTGATTTTCTGCAAACGTGCCCATCGTACTTCAGAAACATAGGAAGGACAATATGGGATTCCTCGGTACGTTCCTTTGTAAAACTCGCTTGAGAGCATGGTACGAAGGCAACTGTATGAAAAGGAAGGATCGTAATGGCTTTGTATGTAACGCAGCGTAGCTTGTTTTCCCTGATGTTTTTCAAAGTAATCAAAGAAAGCGTTCACTAGCTCTTCCTGATCAGGATCTTTCACCATGCATTTTTGGCCGTTTACCACACCGATCTTATATCCCCTTGGCATATTGGCCTCTCCAAAGATGACCTTCTTCTGACGGATCGAAGCTTCATTTACAAATTTGATACGCTCAGAAGTCGTATCGACTTCATTTTGTCCGATCGACAGTACGACATTCAACTGTAGACGACCGTCACGGGTTTCCATATTGATTCCTGGTTCAGATGCAGAAATCCAGTAAACCTTATATTCATCTAGGATGTCCTGTACCTTGTAGAAATCGGACATGTTACGAAACCATCGATCCAAACGCCAGAAGAGGATTACATCAATTTTACCAGCTTTGACATCCTCCAGGAGGGCATGAATGGCTTTCCGCTTTTTCAGCTCTTTCCTGGCTGTCTTACCTTCATCTGCATAGACTCCGACAGGAATCATCCCATGATCCTTTGCATAAGAAGTGAGATAATCTTTTTGAGCCTCAAGTGATTTTCCATGTACGAGCTGCTCTGATGTGGATACACGAATGTAAATAGCGCAGCGTTTGATTTTTTCAGACACGGTATCATCTCCTTTATGTAATTGTATAATAATAACAGCCAAAACAGAACAAAAGTTCTGGATTGTAAGGCTGTTCCGAAGATGATACAATATTTTTGACTTAATATACGCATATCTTCGGATATGTATCCCGTCCTGGTGTTGGCGCGCCGGGGCGGTTTTTTTATAAAGTATCTGAAATACAGATTTTCAAATCCTCAAAGATTCCGACTTGTATCGTATCGGAAAAGGTATACTCTGACGTATCCTCTGATTCAAAATTGTAAACTGTAACCCTGTCTTTTTCAGGGTCTACAATCCAATATTCCCGTACTTTAGCCGTACGGTATTTGAAAAGCTTCGTGTAGTAGTCCATGCGTCGGCTTCCAGGTGATACAATTTCTATGATCCAGTCCGGCGCACCGTTACAGCCCTTATCTGTAAGCTTCTCAGGAGAACAAATCACGCTTATATCCGGTTCCACGTATGTTTTATCATTTTCGTTCAGAAAAACAGCAAACGGGGCAATATATGGCTTACAGGAACCACCTTTTTTCTTGATGTATTCTCGTATTACTCCAGCAAGCTCCAATAAGAATTCCTGATGTTTACGGCTTGGCGGCGCCATATAGTAAATATTGCCGTCAATCAGTTCTGCCCGTTCCCCCTCTGGAAGTGCATAGATATCATCAATAGTAAAATGGCTTTCTTTTGGTAATGGCATAGTGCGACACATCCTTTCTAAATATGAGTATTACCCTGATTGTATATACTATTGCCGATAAACAGCTTTGTATTTTATAAAAGATAAGTTATTCAGCCGGGTGGAACTCTGGCATCTCTTTAAGATTGCTAGGGCGTGATAGCTACCTGTTCTATCCTTAAAATAACTTACCTTTATATCTCTGAAATTAGTGGCAAACTTTACAAGGTCTGGATTTTCCGCTTTCCGAAATAGAACCACTATATATATTCTTTGAGCGGCTTAAACTTGGACAATTTGGAGTTGAATGATAAACATCACCACTTGCCACCCAATATACAGTCTCTCCAGTTTGAACTTGCTGTTGAGAAGATGTTTGATTTTGAGTTTCCTGTTCGGCTTGGATGCGAGCCTCTTCTTCTGCTTTTTGTTTTGCCTCTTGCTCGGCTTGGATGCGAGCTTCTTCTTCGGCCTTTTGCCTTGCCTCTTGTTCGGCTTGTTTTCGTTTGGCTTCTTTGTCAGGATCGGTAACGGTTATTTTTTCTTTATTACTTTTTATTGAATCATTTGCAATCAAGTAAATATCAGCGCTTCCCTCATTTTTAAAAGTCAATATGGCTTTGCCGTTTTTGTATTTGACAGATGCAATATCATTATCTGATATATCCAAAGAGGAAATATTCGCATCTTTTGGAGAGAGATCTAAAGTAATAGACGGCTTTTCTGTAATTGCAAAATCCTTTTTATCCAAACTTATATGTAATTTTTCCAAGTCTGGGGTAGAGGGTAAATTTATACATAAAATAAGAGATACCAATGTTATACATCCTGAAATCAAAATGTGTTTTCGCTTTTTCTTTTTATCAGGATTCTTTCGAATAGCAAAAAATATAGTAATAAAGATTCCTGGTAGCCATAAAATTGGTGACAAAATAATCGCTGCAAGAATTAATATAAAATACAGAAGATATACTAAGCAGCCTTTATTTTTCTTGTCATCATTGTCAGGAAAATTAGAATCAGCCTGTGGAGTATTGGATGTAGAGTGGGAAGTAGAAGATGTTTTACTTCCGGATGTTTCTACATAACTGATTCCAGTCCCGGGAATTCCAATACTTTTGGTGCGTTTCCCTTTTGAATTGATCGTGTAATGGGCACCACGAGTTCCAAACGTAATACTGGTGCTTTTTTTGTTAAGATTCAGCTTTACGCCAGGAGCAATTTTAAAACTTTTTCTAAATCTTAATGCCATTTTTCCTCCCTTTCCCCTTACATTGAGTAAACCCATTTATATAATCGCTTATGCGGTTATACCTTTTCCATGACTGCCAGATTCGGAATAAAATAAATTATGTAATTATCTATTTCGGTACAAATACCGTACTTATCACGATAGCAGTCGATGCATTCTTGTAAATATTCTACTGTTACTTCTAAAAATTCAGAAGCCTCATATGCTGACTGGCATCCCGATTCAAAAGCGTTGACGATCCCGGTCAGCCCGATCAACTTGTTATATCCCCACAGGCGAGCCTGTCGTTCCTGTTTCCGGTTTGACAGATCTTCCATATTTAGGATATTTCCGACTGATGTATGATGGTGTCCAAGCTCTTCTGCAAGAACACAGATTTTTTCTGTTGTATTATATACTGATGTATTAATGGCAATATTGCCATCTATGTATATACCTTTTAGACTCTCTTCTCCCAAGTAGTAATCATGTATTTTTACTTTATCTTCAAAGGCTTCCTGTTCTAATTTTTCCAGCTTATTCACGGCAATCCCTCCATATTTTACAGTATATTTAGAAGAGGTGTGTAATAAACTGGACTTACTTATCTTCCTGCTTGATGAATTTCGCAAAAGCTTCTATTCTGTCGAGCTGCTCCTCAGTGAATTCAGTTCCATCAAAGTGGGCGGCGCGGGTATGAGGCTCTGGTTCTTCATTGCAAAAATATTCTGCCGTAACTCCAAGCGCCCTTGCAATTTTAATTAATGAGTCTATATCAACTCGATTGCTGTCCCTACGGATCAAAGAATATATAGTTGTTGGTGGAACGCCAGCCTTAGAAGCTAATTCATTCGCATTCGTGTCTTGTTCTTTCATTAATTTTGTCAGTTTGCTTCCAATTCCCATACTATCATGCCTCCTATATGAACAACATAACACAGATGAGTAGAAAAGTAAACAAAAATATATTCAAGTGAAAAAATAATTATTGACAATATGCTCAAGTGCGTGTATATTAAAAATATAAATTTACTCAATTGAGTAGAAAGGAGAACTGAAGAAGTGGCATACATGAATTTAAAAGGGGAGATGGCGAAAAAAAATATTACAAATGAATCAATCGCTAATCTTCTTGGAATCCATCGTAATAGTGTCTACAACAAAATAAACGGAGAAAGCAAGTTTTCTATCGATGAAGCATTGGCAATAAGAAACGCATTTTTCCCTAATTACGATGTAGATACCTTATTTGGAGAAAACAGAGGAGGTGAGGAATAGATGGATGTAAAAAATCTTGACAGTGTTTCTAGAGAAGAACAGAAAGCAATTTTAAGTAATGTCATTTCTCGATGTATGATTGAAAATCACATGACATTGGAAAATCTGGACGAAGCATGTGAGGTTATACGAGAGATTTATAGAAAGAATGCAATAATGAAAGGCTGACAATATAGCCAGCCATCCCTATTATCCTTTATGACATTCACGACAACAAAAATAGCAACCGTCAAAAGTTTTATTCGGATGCTTCCGCATTGCTTCAAGCTTTGCGGATTGACACGAACCAAAATACCCGATGTATTCCCTGTTTAACAGAGAAGGAAGATAAGAGCAATCTTCCGTATGAATTTCATGGTATCCATTTGTGTCAGCATGAATGTTGAAGTAGTAGTGTTTCAATATGTTCACCACCTTTCTGATCGAATATATGTTCTGAATATAGTATAAAGTATTGGGGTGAGTAAATCAACAGAAAAATATTTAAAAGCACAATATCTTGTATAAAAGCTCTATAAATGAAATGAACAAATTCTAAATACAAGGATTTCTCGATAAAACATTGGATTATCTGTTCCAAACGGATGATCCAGACAAGAAGGAGGTGGTATAGATGGAGGAGAAAACTCAAAAAAGTATAAAAAAGACGCTTGAATTAGAAGAAGGAACGCTATCGGTTGAAATATCTGCCGAGAACGTCCCTGTATCGAGAACTAATAGTTCTTATGAAATGTTTTTAGAAACATTAGTCGAAAGAACAAAAGAAGAATTTAAAAATTTATAAGGTCGGTCTGTATTAAATGAAAAATTAATTGTTGAACCTTAATATACCCTTTCATCATTTGATAGCAAGAGTATACAAAAAAATCACAGGAAAGAAAGGAGAGTAATAGAGATGTACATACATGAAGCTGTAAGGGAAGCAATGTAGATAAATGGAATAATCTTCCGAAAATCTATGAGAAGAACTGAATCAGAAATATTCGCTGTGATCAAACCATCAAATAGTTATGAAACGTGTCAACTGATTATAAGCAGATATGGAAAAGCGGAAAGAGCCGCGAGGTCATGGAATCCAACAGCAGATGACCTCACGGCTGATGATTGGAACTATTCAGGGGATGAACTTCGAAATAAAGTCTGCAAGGAAGATAAGAGCAATCTAAGGAGGTGTGAAAGCATGGATTATGAAAAGTTTAGATTACAAGTACGAGATTTAGCTACCAAAGCGTACAAAGATTTGAAAGAAGAATCAAAAGATTACGGGGAATTGCGACAAAAGTGCAAAAAATACTGTACCGGACTTTTATACAGAGACAAAGATATGGGGAACTATGTCAAGGGCTGTTTTGAAAAATTATTCATACACGATTTGAGAGATGCACAAATAACACATCTCTCTGATTAAGTCTATATATTTTCAATTTTACAACCAATACAGGAACTGAGGAAGCAGGGATTTCGATTTTAACTACATCTTTACACAGGTATTCATTTCCATCAAAGTATGAGAAACCTACTTATTCCAGATAGATGAAAAGGAGGGGGAAGTATGAAGAAGGATAAAAAAGAAAAGAAACCGTCAAAGATAACGGTTTCGGATGTGGCTCTGGTATTAGCGATATTAAACTTTTTATTTGTTCTTTCTGGAATCATTTTAGAATAGGCCGAGCCTATCGCAAATTTCCATAATAAAAGTAAGAACAGAAACAGTAACAGCGATCCAGCCTTTGATGTCGGCTTTCTTAGCTTTTTTTGATAGCAAGAGATGAGAGCGTTTCGGAAGCTTTGGCATGAGTCTCGGATGACTTAGCGATGCTTTCGGAAGAATTGGCAAGCCTTTCGGCTATTTGAGAGCGTTCCTCTGATGATTTGGCAAGCCTTTCGGCTATTTGAGAGCGTTCCTCTGATGATTTGGCAAGTTTTTCGGCTGAAGAAGCAAGTTCCTTTACGGGATCTAATTCTTTCCTGATAGAAGAGAGAATTGAGTATTCAGGGGTAAATTTATAAGGCATGATATCCGTCCTTTCATTAATTGATAAGAAAATTATACCAGAGAAAAAGGAAAAAGAACAGGAGTTAAGGACAATGCAACCCGGACAATCCGTGAGGAATAGATTTTAGAGAGGTGATGATATGGATATGGAAAAGGTCATTGAAGTATTAATCAGCCTTCTTGAAGAACAGGAGGGTGTAGAAATCAAATACGAAATTGAGAAAACCGCTTAGGCGGTCAACCAGATGGACAAGCAGGAAGGGGATGAGGTTATGTATACATACCGTGGTCATACAGGGTTTTGGCGTTGATTGAGGTACAGGATGATGAATAGGCAGAGAGGGAGGTGAAAACGTGTATATACACCAAGCAACAAAAAAAGCAGTTAAAGAAAATAAAATGATGTATCGAAAAAATGTAATGCAGATACACGGAAAAATTATAATTGGGATACTTCCGACAGACTCATATGTGACGTGCCTTATTGCAAAAATAAAAGATGGCAAGGTCGTAGATATAATGAGTCACTGGAATCCAACAAGAGACGATTTGGTGGCAAAGGATTGGGAATTAATGGACCGGCCACTTCAGAAAGAGTGGCCGGAAGATAAACTAAATCGTTTTGAAATATTCAATACATAAAGGTAGTAAGACGATTTCGTATATCTGCCCACTTGAATAAACCACTTTGATATATCCGAGGCTCTCAAGAGAAGCAAGGGAATCTCTCAATTCTTGGGTATCCTTTGTGAATGACAAAAAAGACTCAATATTTACATAGTCATCGGAAGAAAAGTTCTTCAAATTTTTTAACAATTTTTTATCCATATGAGGTCTCCTTTCTTTGTACTCGGCATGGCAGTGCCTGTATCTAAAGTATAGGAGATCGGTTGGAGGATGACAAGAGATTAAAAGAGAAGGAGGAATAAAGCGTGAATATAACATCCATGCGAATCTTACACGGAAACGCAATCGCAACAATACCCCAGTTGGCGGAGCAGTTCCATATCTGCGACCGGACGGTCAGAACGATCGTCCGCGAAATGGAAGATCAGAAAGACCGATATGGAAATTACGGGATTTTAAGCGATGGAAACTTGAAACGGGTCAACATCCTGGCATTTACGGATTACTACAACTACAGGGATATGCTCAAGTCCAAAAACGGAAAGAAGCACGTCCCGCCGTATAATCCACAGGAGATTGCTAAAGCGATGGGGTTTTATATGGAGATTATGGTGTAAATGAACCGGAGAAAGGAAAGTGAAGAGGGAGGTGATAACGATGCATCGAAGAAAACTGCGGAAATACCGGATCTTGAAAGACATCTGTGCAGTGGTCGGGGGAATTGCCGTACTGGTGATGGCCGGATCCGCTGACAGTTACAGCCAGAACCTTATCTCAACGGCAGAGTTTTTTATGGCGTTCGGGATCGCGCTGGACATGATGATAGTAGCATACATAACACATGACTGTGTGAAAGAACGGGAGAATCATTAT